CTGTCAAGGACCTGGTGTCACGGAAAAGGCAAAAGTTCCTGTCCGTGGCGGCGATGCCCCCGCACCTGTCTACCGTTGGCCTGGATGTGGTTTCTCTTTCTGCGGAGAGATGGACTAAGTTCAGGCTGCATCGGTAGATAATGGAACTCCCGGCTCTAAAAGTTGGAAAGCCCCGTCCGACGCCAGTCGTTCGGGGAGGTATCACAAAAATACTTATACAGAAAAAATAGGATACACTTTTTTTCTTTCATTCTATTAATAAGACACAAGGAGTACCAAACAAAAGAAAGGAAGATAAGTCATGAGAAAAAAGATATGGAGTATCGCAACAGCTCTTACGCTGGCTGTTGGCTGTGGCTGAATGAAAGGGAGGGGTAATAATGACTCTAAATGAATACAATTATTTGCAGTCCAGATTTTCAAGGAAATTGAAGAAATCGGATTATACCAGCAAAAATGCTGGATACAATGCCGGTATTTCTGAGTGTAGATCAATTATTAAAGTAGAATATAACAGAATGGTAGAAAAAGAAGATCAAATGGACCTGCCAGAATATGTTTGTTTGCAAGATAGATTTTCGCATGCACTAAAAAATCCGGCACATACCAATCGAGAGAGCTCATATAATGCAGCTATTTTATCTTGTAAATCTATTTTGAAAGAGGTTTTTAAACATAAGGAAGATTTATCAAAATACGTTATCAGTAATGGCATAACTTTTTATTACAACGATAGCATTGTCTTAACTGAAAAATTAATCTCAACATTAGAAGCATTTTCGAAAAGTCCAGAGTGCGAGGATGAAGCTTATACTCTTGTAGAAGATAATGGGCATGTATATTTTTATTAGTGAAGATTGTGGTTGAAAAACACTTATACACATTGTTGTATAGGTGTTTTTTGTTGTCTAAGTAAAGCCGGAGTCTCCGGCTTTTTCTTATAAATATATGGATTCTTCTTTGAATGATAAAATATTTTTAAACATATTTAAAAAGAGGGAGATGCAGAGGACAAAAAATGTTAAAGAAAAAGAAGAAAGAAAAACATTATATCCTTTTAGATAAGTAAAATCTGCTTTTTCTCCATTTATTTTAGAAAAAGATTCGTAAAATAATAAAAAATGTAGCTTAACTGGAGATTTATAGGAAGAATGATAGTTATTTTTTAACCATCCACTCAAACATAATTTACGTTTATTGGAATTTATCATCAGATTTCCTCCATTCCTTTATGGTGTGTTTTAATGTTGTTTAGTGCGACATTTTTTCAGGTGTTTTTTCGATAACTTGCTTTAATCCACACACCACAAGGGATGCGACATAGAAAAAGGGGGTACTGCATGTCTACGATTTTAATCCACGCACCATAAAGGGTGCGACTTTATCAACTTTTAAAGAGTTGACGGCGGGCAACACCATACTACCATTTCCTTTCACATTTTAATCCACGCACCCACGAAGGGTGCGACATAGGCTACCTCCTTCCAGAAAAATGCTGGAACATTTTAATCCACACATCCGCGAGGGATGCGACTTGTCCATGATATATCCTCCTTCGATCTAAAATCATTTTAATCCACGCATCCACAAGGGATGCGACAATTATCAAGAGCCAGAGGAGAAATATCATTATGTTTTAATCCACGCATCCGCGAGGGGGTGCGACTATTTTACGCCAGGATAATGGCAATAAATCCGTATTTTAATCCACGCACCCGTGAAGGCGTGAAGGGTGCGACGATTTTTGCAAGACTTGTCCCAATATAAAAAAGGTAATTTTAATCCACGCACCCATATAGGATGCGACTATCTTCATTCACAAGCATCAAAACTGGCCTACCATTTTAATCCACGGACCATCGTAGGACAAGATGTTGTCTGCCCGCATTTTTTAGTACCTCTTTTTAATCCACGCACCCTCAGAGTCAAAGGATACGATACTTTAAATTCTTATTGGCATAGCGTTCGCTTTAATCCATGCATTCCTGTATTGCTGTGTTATTAGGAACCTGCTACACTTCGGTAAGATTTTCGGTAGTATAGCAGCTCCACACATCTACAAGGGATGCGGCTGCACAAGCAATTTGATCCGCCATCTCCACGCATCCGAGGAGGATGCGACCGTCTTCATTTCTCATTATGTACGTTCCTTTCTTGCATTTTAATCCACGCACCCGTGAGGGGTGCGACATTGATACCTCTGGAAACAATGTAACGATAGGAATTTTAATCCACGCATCCGCGAGGGATGCGACATCGCAGATATCCGGGTGTTTAATCGCAACATCGTTTTAATCCACGCACCCGTGGGGTGCGACTACACGCATAATTCATTTTGCGTATATATATCATATCGTTTTAATCCACGCACCATAAAGGGTGCGACTTTTTTTCTTGTCCAATCCTGAAGTCAGATGGGTCCATTTTAATCCACGCACCCGTGAGGGGTGCGACAGCGAAATCACATAAAATTGATAGCGATTTCGCTGTTTTATTTAGAAAGTTTATACAAAAATTAGGTATTGCAATCTTTACCATTTCTATTTTTTTAGAAAAGCAAGAACAATATTTTTTGTTTTTGTAGTGCGAATCTCCCGGGATTCTTGCGTTGCTTCCGATTCGCACCAACTTTCTCATATATAGTATGTCAGAATTTCAGATTGACTGGTTTTTCTGTATAAGTTTTTTGTAACATAACTATATTGCGGGGTTATTAGGAAGCTACTACACTTCGGTAAAATTTTCGGTAAAGTGTAGTAGCTTCACATATCTACGAAGGATGCGAGTAAAATCATAAAATCCGCCTATTTCCAATCCATTTTAATCCACGCACCATAAAGGGTGCGACTTTATCAACTTTTAAAGAGTTACGGCGAGCAACATCATACTACCATTTCCTTTCACATTTTAATCCACGCATCCGCGGAGGATGCGATGATAGGCATTGATGTCACGATAGTAGTTCGTGTAATTTTAATTCACACACCTACGAGGGTACGTCCGAGCATAACATTTGCAACTACGTTATTCTCCCAGTTTTAATCCAAGTAGTGCGATTGCATCTACATGACATATTTTAATCCACGCATCCGCGAGGGATGCGACTAAGAAGTGTTCCTAACTGTGGTGGGCAATCGATATTTTAATCCACGCACCCACGAAGGATGCGACGTTCGCGCTGAGCGTACTAGCCTACATATTTTAATCCACGCATCCACGGAGGATGCGACTGCAATTAGAAAGCAATGGTTTTAGGGACTGGTCTATTTTAATCCACGCACCCACGAAGGGTGCGACAGCGAAATCGTATAAAATTGGTAGCGATTTCTCTATTTTATTTAGAAAGTTCGTACAAAAATTTGATATTGTAACTTTTTATATTTCTATTTTTTAGAAAAGCAAGAACAATATTTTTGTAGTGCGAATCTCCCGGGATTCTTGCGTTGCTTCCGATTCGCACTAACTTTCTTATATATAGTATGTCAGAATTTGAAATCTCTCGATTTTTCTGTGGAACTTTTTTATAAGACCTGTCCAACACTCTAAAGAAGTTAGATAAAAAAATATTTATACAGAAAAATCGAATACACGAGATTTCTGATATACTATATATGAATGGAAAATGGCAATGGAACAGCCACCTGCCAGAGAGAGGGATGTGGAAAGAGCCATACCCATACACTGGATGAGGGAGAGGTCACAAAGAAGTCATCCTACGAGGATACCGGTGTTAAGACCTATCATTGTAAAGAAGCAGACTGTAACTATACAAAGACCGAAGACATTGCCGCTACAGGGCATACATGGGATACAGGTAAGACAACGACGAAAGCGACCTGTACGGAAGCTGGAGTGACAACTTACACCTGTACAGCCTGTGGCGCGACAAGAACAGAGCCAATTGCAGCTACCGGACATAACTGGGATGTGGACAGGTAACAACAAAACCTACCTGCACCAAAAAAGGTATCCGCACTTATACCTGTAAGGTATGTAAAGCAACATAGACAGCCGATATCGAAGCCACAGGACATGATTATGAAGTAAAAGACCATAAGGATGCGACTTGTACGGAAGACGGTTATACACCTCTGTCTGCAAGAACTGTGGGGATGAAAAGAAAGAAACGGATGCACTTGGACACACATGGGGTAAAGGTAAGGTAACAAGAAAATCTACCTATAAAGTAACATCGATCGGAGTAAAGGCTTTCAACTGCAGCAAGAAGCTTACGAAAGTAACGATCGGAGCGAACATAAAGAAGGTCAGCAACAATGCGTTCTTTAAATGCAGAAGTTTGAAGATGGTAAACATCAAATCTGTGCTACTGACGAAGAAAACAGCGAATAAGAAAGCGTTTAAGGGAACAAATAAAAAGATGGTTATCAAGGTGTCGAAGAAAATGAAGAAGGCTTATGTGAAGATTTTCAAGAGGCTGAAGATTAAATAAATATAGAAAAGAATCGGATTCTTTTGAAGGACTCATACCGGAAGGTATGGGTTCTTTTTTCTATGATAATATAATGTAGGTTGATTCTGTTTTTGAAAAATATGGTTGAAAAGTTCTGGCATAATTCTTTGCCGTTCTTTTAAAACCTCTTACTTCAATCACGCCTTTATTTAATAAGCTGTTAAGCAACAAATGTACAGAGGAAGCCTTCCAGTTACGGTCCGGTGAAGCTTCCACAACTTCCGATGATGTTAATTTATAAAATATCCTATCATTGTAATTAACATAGTTAATTAAACTTCATTATAATATTTTCTCAAGTGTTTTTCTATTTTCTGATAATATTTTGTCCCCTGTTTCTTTCCAAAAGAAGAGTGAAAGAGTGCTTTTACTTCGTTAGAAGATGCTGTACATTGGACGATTTCTGTTATCCTTTTTAATGTAGGGTTATTTTTCTTTAACGACAGTAGACTTCCCAAAGGAGGGAGAAGATTTTTCTTTTTGGCAGGAACTGGTACAGGTAAAATATTTTTGACAAAATCAAGATTAGTAGCAGGAAAATTCTCCTTAAGTTTTGAAACATCCTGAATCTGTTTTAATTCTAATTCTTCTATAAATTTTTCACACCGATAAATATGAATTCCCTTTTCTTTCCAAAAATGAACTACTGCATCATACCCCTTGTCTTTTGATAAAATACAATAAGTTGATTTTGTATCCATTCGTATTAAATATCCTAAATAGGAGACTAATTGAAAATCGAGGGCATTTGCTGTACCATTTTGACAATGTATTGTTTCGAGTTGATGGATAAAACTAAATAATACACTGAGTTCTTTACAAGAAATGGATTTACTTGCATCGGTGTAAAACAAAAATGCTTTATCTAGTTCCTCTATATTTTCGTCTAAATATGATATCCATTTTGTTCCAATATTTTCCGAATCAATTAAATAATTTATCATAATCTGCGACTACTCCTTATCTTTTTGTTCTTAGTATGAAAGATTATGTATTTTAACACCAGATATCTGACTAAAAACAAATAAAAGTGAAGGTATTTGGAAACCTACCCTCTTTAGAGGATATATATTGGACCTTATAGAATTCCTATCATATTCCTATAAAAACATATCGATTTTGCACCAAATACCTATCTAAGCTATGGTTTTCCGTATCGGGAAACCTTCCAGAATATACCTGAACACCTTGACCATCATCAATACAATCCTCTACAATTTGGAGAAAAATATTTTTATCCAGTAATCTGACTAAAAACATGGTTGCCGCGGGAGAGTGTATTTCAGTATACTGACTAAAAATTTTTTTTCCATGGAAAGTGTAATATATTAATTAATACAGTCCTTTTTCTGTGAAAAAAATTTTTAGGAAGCATTCAGCAGCAGGCAACGGAATGTTGAATCTACCATGAACCCCTCATTTACCTGCTATGAGATACATCTGACCCCATTTATAGTCCATTTTTTCATCCATTCTTATCCGCAAAATCGATAAATTTCCCTTTTAATCCCTCATAAAACAAGTCAGTATACTGACTAAAATAAATTACCTAGTCATTGAATATCTAAGGATTCACACCTTGGTATCCGAACATTCCTATTTCCACAGAAAAATTAAAAAATTCCAAAACAATCATACTAATAATAAGTAAAAATAGGAGAAGTAGAAAGGAAACAAAAATGACAAATGAAATAATTGAACTACTGGAACAATCTGAATATGGCATCATTGCCATTAATGAACCAAATATATTTCTGGATGTCTGTTTGCCGGCTGAAGGATGTGCATCGGATGTCGCAATCTGGTATGATGATAATAAAAAATGCAAAGCAATATCCATCTACAAAGTAGATTATCAGAAAGAAGAAAACACACAAAATCAAGTAGTTGCCAGAGCAAAAGCAGTACATCATTGTTTTGCGATATATAATGCTCTTGGGTTAAACAATAATCATGCAAAAGACCCATTTCGGTCGAAAAAATTTATAAAGTTTTATGAAAATATTTGCGATTGTTCAAAAACGGTTTATGTTGTAGTGGAACAGTGAAAAAATAGCAGGGATTCATCGCTTATTAGTCAAGCAAAATATGGAATGAGGTGAAAATGATGTATACAATACTACTACCAATTCATCCGGATTATGTAAAAAATATATTTAATGGAACAAAACGATATGAATTCAGAAAAAGAATATGTAAAAAACCTGTGGATAGGATATTAATCTACTCTACGTCTCCCGTTATGAAAGTGACGGGAGAAGCTGAAATTGAGGATATTCTTGTCGATACTCCAGAAATCATCTGGGAAAGAACAAAGGAAAAAGCAGGAATTGATAAGAGATTCTTTGATCGATATTACGCAGGCAGAAACCAGGCAGTCGCTTATAAATTAAAAAATATCACTGAATATGAAATGCCAAAAGAATTGAAAGATTATGGGATAAGTAGAGCTCCGCAGTCTTTTCAGTATGTTAAGTAGGTCTTATTGATATAGTATATGGGAAGAAAAAGATGGATGAAACAGAACGAAACCAGAATTAACGTGGAAGAAAAAGGAGTTGCTGTTGGAATTTGCGTGTTGTTGGGGTTGGGAATTCTTATTGGGAAAATTATCGGTTAAAAGGAGCAGAATGTTAAGTGAAAAAATGGATAAAGGTGGAAAAAACTGGGCAATTGTATCTGGAAAAAATATTAGTTACATTCAACAAAATAGTATAAGGATTCCCCTTCCTCGACATCAGTAGGTAGGGGAGGAATTATCTAAAATTCATTAAGCGTCAGTGGCGGGCGGAGAGAGATTGGTATCCCCCACTGACAAGAGACTTAAGCAACAGTCGGATTTTCCCGATATTCAGGCTCCGTTAAACTTACCGACTGTGGATTAAAACAAAAAATGAAAGGAAAAAGTGTATGACTTACCAAGCAACTGATATTGCAAAATATATCATAAATAAATGTACCATTGAAAAACATGCAATTTCCAATCTCCAATTACAGGAAATTCTGTACTATATTCAGAAGGAGTTTTTGGAAATTGGACTGAAGGCTTTTGAGGATGATTTTGAGGCTTGGCCAAGTGGACCAGTCATCCCAGAGGTATGCAACAAGAAGACAGCTGCGCCGGAGCAGGCGGAGCAGGAAAACAAGATACCGCCCGGCAAGATTCGATAACCGAAAACGGAAGGAAGGATGGCTTGCACCGTCTATCCAGCAGAAGATAGGATCGCATCTTACGGTTGTGGCAAATGTCTGCAAGATTCTTCCAATCAATCAGATTATTGTGGAAACGGCATCCTTTGATATCCAGAAGATTAAGAACCCAGATATTCAAGGGACAGAGTACCAGTAGGGAGAGCAGATGGATTTCTGGAATGTCCGGGAGTATGTATTCTTCCGGGATGGACATACCTGCCAGTGCTGTAAGGGAAGATCCAAAGATAAGATATTAAATGTCCACCATATCGAAAGCCGTAAGACAGGAGGCAATGCCCCGAATAATCTGATCACGCTATGCGAGACCTGCCATAAAGGATATCATAATGGCACCGTTATACTGCCAAAGAATATCAAGCGTGGCATGCAATTTAAAGATGCCGCCTTTATGGGTATCATGCGCTGGGCTTTTTACAATGCATTGAAAGAACAGTACGAACCGGCTATCCCAGTATCGATGACTTATGGGTATCTGACAAAGAATACCCGTATCGAGCATGGCTTACTGAAAGAACATTATATTGATGCAAGATGTATCAGCGGGAATCCAGATGCCGTCTCGGATGGGACTTACTATTATCAGAAGAAAGTCCGCTGCCATAACCGGCAGATACATAAACAGACGATCCTGAAAGGCGGTATACGAAAATCCAATCAGGCAGAGTACCTTGTAAAAGGTTACCGGTTATTTGATAAAGTCAGCTACCAGGGCCGGGAATACTTTATTTTCGGAAGACGAAAAACTGGATTTTTTGACATCCGGACACTATCCGGAGAGAAAGTAAGGAAAGGCAGTATCAGTGTAAAGAAACTTACTTTTGCTGATACAAGGAAGAATTATCTAATAGAAAGGAGGATTGTCTGAAGACGGTGGTGGATTCCTCCCCGGCTTAAGAACCCGGGGTATCCTTCGCCTAAATTTTTGATGAAAAAAGTGGAAATAGAAAGGATAATATCTGGGTATTTACTGAAGCAATATGGATATAATGGGAAAGGAGATGATATAGTAGCAGCACATTATTTGCATAACAAAGGTGTGTTAAAATGTGTTGTACCAGATCCTTATCCGGTATCTAAAGAAGGATTGGAGAGAAAAGCATCCCTGGGAAAAAAATAGGGGTAAGTGTAGTAAAGAAAATGCCAGCAATCGCTAAATATGTATTTGTTGGCGGAGCCTTAACATTGGTAGCGGACTATATTAAAATGCATCATATTGACTGGCTGGTCATGAATGGAGGCTTTGTCGGATTTAATATTGCAGCCTATGAATTGGATAAGTTTAAAGGAAAGAAAACGGTAAGGACATTTAATGCTTTCTCACTTAGTAACTTTAAAGAGGTCGGTTTATCCGGCTTTTTTTGTGTCAAAAAATAAATATTCCATCGTGTATATATAATTGATATTTATTATGCAGGACAAAAAATTTTCTATATTCTGTCATGCTAATAGTAAGAAAAATTTTACTAAATTATAGAAAATGTGAACTTACCTTTAATATTTGTAGGAATGGGAGAAAATTGTAGATAAAAGAGTTGGTTTATCCAGCTTTTTTTTATAAAAAAGTTATTTTTCTAATCTGTCATACTATAAATAAGAGGGTGGAATGTTTATTTTATATTTGCTAAAGCCAGGCATAACTCGTAAACATAAGAAAAGTACCTCCGTGAAAAATAAATTTGTCCATAATGTTCTTCAATGGGAGCGAGAATATTTTGAGCTGGCTAATTGTACTGAATGTAAATATGGACAGAAAGATGTTGTAGGGAGAAAGTGTCAAGCGTGTATAAACAAAAATATGTTTGAACACATTTGAGAAAGGTTAATAATGGATCGAAGAAATAGAAAATATTATTTAGTGAAATTACCATATTATCATAATGCATGTGTTAAAAAACTAAAAGAAATTAAAACGGTAAAGATTGCAAATCCTTATGATTTTGATAAAGGTAGGAAGTATAAATACGAAAACTGTTTAATTGGATTTTCTAATAATGTAGAAAATTCTGTTCTTACAATTTTAAATTCAAAATGGGAGTATGGTTATAAAGCCAAATATAAAGAAATTACTAAAGAAATGATTGGACATTAAAGTTAAAACAGCAGTTTCATTTGGAGAAATAAAGCACATAACATAAATAATATATAAAATAGGAAATCTTAAAATATGGTATACTGTATAAAAAAAGGAGAAATGAGCATGACAGTAGATCCGAAACAGGTAAAAGACTTGGTAACTACATTTTGCGAACTAAATGAGGAATATCGGGAAAAGGCATTAAGGGCTGTTAATAAGGTTTTTTTAGATTATATTTGTACAAGAGGGTGTGAACAAAGAAATATTCCTGTTACAAAAGAAAATCAATCTTCAATTTGTCGCAAAGTCGTAAAATTATTCAACGCTATAAGTGATTTGAGTGATACCCAAGAAGCTTCTGTCGCCATTTTTATGGAGCATCTACAGCCTGGCAGCTTTACAGAAGAAAGTGAACTGCAGATCACTCTCAATCAGAAAAGATTGAGTATTAATGAATATATCGAAAAGGTTCTCCCTAATGCGAATGTAAAAGATGCTAAAAAATGGGTAAAAGAATTTGAGGAAGAAAAGGGATATAAGCGATAGTCAGAAAAGTGTGATGAAATTACTTTTGTTGCCAATAAGCGCACACCTCGTCTATAATCTCTGATTTAGGCGGGGATGCGTCCTTGGTCTTTTATTTCGGTTCTTGTATTAAGCACTTTAAACAATACTGTAATGGGTTCATTCCGTAATAATCCAATTAAAGAAAACGTTGTGTTTTTAATGGGGAAAATAGAAATTATCATGTAACAGCAGAAAACCGCAGTCAACTTTAGTTGCCTGCGGATGAATGCGTTTTTCTTATACAGAAAACTAGATCTGCTGCCAATTATGACATACTATCTATGAGAGATGTTTTTGGATATCCGTTATCTTATGGAAAGGAGAGAGTGTGTTATGCGTACATGGAAGATAAACATACAACCAACGAAAGATGCTGTGTTATGCGACTATTTCGCAGAAAATACCACAGCCGCCAAATGTATGTATAACGTAGCTAACTTCTATATCCGGAATACGATAACGGGGATACGGAAATCTCCAGAAGAACGGACTGCCTGTGAGACAGAGGTACTTCACTATGTTTTTACCGGTATCCAGAAAGCAAATCTCCATGCACGGGAAAACTATGAGAAGAAGCTGAAAAAATACCAGGATATGCATACCGAGAAGGGAGATAAACTTGCCGCAGACTTAAAGTGTAAGGTATTCCCTTATCCAACAAAGGAAAAATGGTTTCTGTCTTATGGGGTATTGGATGCCATCTTTAAACATACAGATAATCCAACTTACCGGCGGATGAACAGCCATGTGAACCAGAATGCGATCAAGAAAGCGGTTAAGGGCTGGAAGTCTTATTTTAAAGCGGTCAGGGATTATGCTGTCCATCCAGAAAAATATAAAGCCCGGCCAAGGATACCGGGTTATAAGCATGCTGCGAAGATGACAGCGGCATATACCAGCCAGACTGCAGTATTTTCCTGCCAGGATGGCCATGCATATCTTAAGTTTGTGAACCATAAACAGCCGGTACGGATAGGGAAAGAGTCCCTGTATGCCGATATGACGTATGCAAAGACAGAAGTAAAACCACAGTATGGTGGATATACGATCCTTGTTACCTTTAAAGAGGAGATCGTTCTGCCGGAAGTACCAAAACAGTCCAAGCGCATCCTTGGTATCGACGTTGGTGTGGATAATCTCGCTGCCGTAGCAAATAACTTTGGGGACATGCCGTTCTTGATCAAAGGCGGGGCATTAAAATCCATGAACCAGAAGTTTAACAAACAGCGGGCAAAACTGTTATCTGAAGTTACAAAAGGCAGTGACAGTACCCACTCCAGAAAGGAAACAAAAAGACTTCAGGCACTCAGCCGGAAAAGAGATACTTTCCTGCGGGATTTCTTCTATAAGACAGCCTGGTATCTTGTGCGCTATGCAAAGAAACATCAGGTAGATGTCATCGTTATCGGGCATAATGAAGACCAGAAACAAAACATCCGTATCGGAAAGCAGAACAACCAGAACTTTGTCTCTATCCCGTTCTGCCAGTTTATCAAGATCTTGCGAAATACGGCCGCCAAAGCAGGAATCCCTGTGGCAGACAGGGAAGAGAGCTATACTTCAAAAGCAAGCCTGCTCGATCTGGATGCGATCCCTACATACAGGAAAGGTAACACGCAGGCATATACCTTCTCTGGCAAGAGAGTCCATCGAGGCTTATACAAAACAAACAGAGGATGTATCATCAATGCCGATATCAATGGAGCAGGGAACATCCTCCGGAAGGAATATCCTTATGCTTTTGATGGACAGGATATATACCGATATCTACGCAGGAGCCAAGAGCGTCTGTAAAGAAAAGTATAATCAAAAGAGCCATGAACCAGGGCTGGGAAGCCGGGTAAACCATAGATACAGACAAGGTATCCGCCTTATTTACCGAAAACTCTGGGGCAGATCAACATTTGTATGGACAGGAAAGCAGAAAGCCGCTTGATTTTTAAAAGTAATCCCTGTAACAAGGGGTAGAGGGGTACGTGTTACTCCAGCGAGGTGTAGTATTGCCTCGTAAATCTGTAAAGAAGCCGCGGTCAACTCCGGTTGCCCGTGGTGTTATCACGCCATTTTCTTAGAAAAAAATAATAAAGTTAATATTGCCACGAAATAGCTCTATATTTTAAGACTCCATATCATTTTGATATGGAGTTTTTTTTATGTTGTCAACAAAAACATCATTCTACTACCGAGATAAAAAAATGATGAGAAGGAGGTTTAAAGATCAAGATTATCTCTGAAAAAAAACAAAATAAAGAAAGAAGGAAAAAATGAAAGTTATAGCAATACTCTCCGTTGATGAGGATGTATTAAATGAAGTTAAAGAGGGTGAGGAGACTACTATCGATAAAGTGGTCTCAGAGTTTGCATGGCTGCATGACTCTGGTATTATCCTGGATGAATGTCATGATCTGGAAAACTCAGATATAGACAACGTAACTGACGAATATCAGCTTCTTATCTGGAATAAGGAAAAAGAAGAATATAGTCCTGTGGGGCAATGTCAAAAAACGCTAGAGCAATGTAAGCAATTGGCTGAAGTATATCTATCTATCGCAAATCCTCATGTGTACGATTTAGCCAAACATAAGATTTGTAGAAGAAAAATATACACGCTTTATGGAGACAGAACAGAAGCAGAATGACAAACGAGGAGGAAATGAAATGGGAACTATTGTTAATGTAGAAGGAACGGTAACTGTTAAAGAAAAAGATATGGTAAATGAAGTGGAAAGTCTGATTTCAAGGCAAGTATCGAGCAAGGATATGAATTTAACATATGAGATTGTAAATGATACTACTTTGTATTTACATGAAAAAACATCGTATTGGAGTGAGTCGGATCTGTTGGATATCCTTAATACAATCCTTCCCTATATAAAAGAAGGTGAGCTGGCTTATGTTGATGAAGATCATTCCCATTTGAAATATCTGTATAACGCAGAAAATAATAAGTGGGAAGTATTAACAGGAAGACTCATCTATGCAAAGCCTGATAAAATAGATGATATGGGAAAAGATGAGCATAAAGCACTAACAGTAAAAGACCTCTTATATTGCACTGGTGGAAATACAAAAGTAGAGATTGTCGGGATTGAACACTATAACCAGCATTCTTTTAGTGGAAATGAACATTGTCTCTGGAAAGGATTTGTAGGTGATTATAATTCTGCATTTCCACCATATGGACATCAAAAGGTAGAATATTTAACAGTTATGAATGGAACCGATCTGTTAAAACTCCGTTTTAATATCAGTCCTTTCTCAGCAGAAGAACAGATAGAAATAGAAAATATCAAAAAGTATTTCCATTTTTGTACATTTCCGGATGATGGAGTAGAGAGACTTTATCGAAGATATGGAAAGAAAACGGAAGAGTATGTACAGAAGCACTCTTTAGAGGATTTAGATGCTCTGATTGCAGAAACGCGAGAGGTTGAGTAGGAGAAAAAAGATGGGTATGAGAGTAAGGGTATTTGAATGTCTTAGAGAAAAGAATATGTCTCAAACAAAATTAGCGGATGAAACCGGTGTAACGAGACAGACGATCAGTAATTTTTTACATGGCAAGCATTCTCTTCGTCTCAATGCTGCCGTAAGCATTGCAACAGCACTGGATGTATCAACAGATTATTTGTTTAACTTAACAAATGAGCCTAAAAGAAAAACGAATACGAGTGTAGATATATTCCCGCAAAAATTAAAACAGGTAATGATTAAAAGGAATATGAAAGAAAAAGAACTGGCTCTTCAGACCGGTATTTCTGTATCAACGATATATCAATATATAGATGGAAGAATGCTGCCGACAATAGGAGCTTTTTTAACAAAAAATCTTTTATAAAATCTGTCCGATCTTCTCAAGAGATTAGATAAAAAATATTTCTACAGAAAAATCGAATAAGCGAGATTTCTGTCATACTATATAAGAAAGGAGGACAGACTTTATAAAAAAACAAGAATTCCCCTGCTTCTTTAGGCTGTGGGATGAATTACAAAATTCGTGTAACGTCAGTGGTGGCGGAGAAACGGTATCCCCCACTGACATGAAGTTAATCCCTGCTGGAAGAAATACCGGCATTCAGCCTCTGCATAAAGGATACCGGCTGTGGATTAAAACAACTATCGCAAAAGTATTAGATATACCAACAGATACGCTTTTATGTGTAGGAGGGGAATAAGATGATGACAGACAAGGAATGTAGATTAATGAAAATTGCGATGGATGCGAGCGAGGTATCCATTGCAGCACTGCAAATGGCACAAGCAAACGGCTACCTTAAAACGAGAGAAGCAAAAAGCCGGCTTTTAGATGCGATCGTTTCTTTGAATTTTGCGATAAATACAAGTGTATTTGATGAAAAAGATATCGCTTATATGGCTGCAAAATATAGGAAAATGGAGGAAATGACTGACAGCGGATTAAAACAAAACAAAAAATGAAAGGATATCATGTAATATTCCGGGATTATATTGATCTTCGCACGGACGGATAGAATTTCTGGTCTAGGAAGAAAAAGGAATATATCATGAATGAAAGAGAATATCCAGACGATGTATGGCATTTGATCTGCGATAACTTTATTGATGCCAAATACCAGATGATGTGCCTGCGGTGGTGTGCCAGAGGGTTAACGATAAACGACGCAATTAAGAAAGTAAAGGTGGATATCGAAGTATCCGAAAACTGTATAGGAAGTAGAAAATATTAATGATAAAAGGAGATAAAAATGCAGGAAAAAGAATTAGCAATAAAAAAAGAAATTATTATAAAAAAATAAAAGAAATCTATTAATAGAACACAAAAAGGAGTTAAGAAATGAAAATTATAACAACTTTGGAAAGAGAAACTACATTTACAGAAATCAAAAAAGCTCTTTCAAACGGAACAGCAAGAGAACTTTTTGGTGGAGTTGGAAGCATCTCTGTCGAAGTAGAAGAAATAGGAACAGTTATCTTTGACATCATCGGATACGACAGCGAGAAGCTTGTAGACAAAGATAGCAAGCACAGCATGACGCTATGGATGCGCGATTTGCTCTTTGATGAAATGGCATTTGACGAAGAGGGCAGCAATAGATGGGAAAACTCAAGCCTTCGCAAGCATATCAACAGCGATGCATTCGTTGAGCACTTTGAGCCAGGATTTAGAGAATTACTTAGCCCGGTTTACAAAAGAAACGGCGACAGAGCAGATACAGAAGATATCTTCTTCTTGCTGTCAAAAGAAGAACTGGAAGACGGCTATTATGAATTTGTTAAAACCGAGCGTGATTGCGTGAAAGCGAACAAAAAAGGAGAAACAGACTGGCACTGGACGCGTAGCGCGAATCGTGGCCCCGCTGGTAACACTTGGTATGTGGGTGCTAGTGGCACCGTCGGCCACTACGATGCGATCTGGGCGTATCGCTTCTCCCTGGCTTGTGTAATCTCAGCGTAGCACAATCTTACAATCGTGCCCCGCTGCGCAGGGGCACAGAAACTGGTTGTTCATATCTGGAAACTGCATATCGTATCATAAAAAAATAATAGTAGATATCTTGAGATCATTTGAAAATACCTCTATGCAAAAGCATAGGGGTATTTTTTATTATGTTCCACAGTCTGACATTCTATTTTTGAGATAATTTATTGACGAAAAGGAGGGAAAATATTTCATGTCAATATCTCGAATCAATCAAGGAAGAAGGGATTATATAAGAAAAAGGAAAGTTTAACAGAAAATCTTTTCATAAAATCCGACCGACCGGTAAGAAATTAGAAATACTTATACAGAAAAATCGAACCAGCCAAATTCCTGACATACTATATATGAAAGGTAAAAGGATTTTATAAAAAGCAAGGATTCTCCTGCCTCTTAGGCAGTGAGATGAATTGAGTAATTAACTAACGGCAGTGACGGCGGAGGAAACGGTATCCCCTACTGACAAGAGGTTAAGTCATGTCGCCATAAATACGACATGTCAGTCGTTATTTTTATAGCGACTGTGGATTAAAACAAATCGTGGAAGTTACTATCACAGAAGAAAAGGAGAAATAAGAATGAATATAGAAAATATATCAAAAGAAAAAGGTGAAGTTCTTGTAAGGTTAAGTAAGGATGATCTTGTAGGCATATGTAATGCTTTATACAGACAGACTGAAGAGCAAAAGAATAAAGAAAATATTATGCAGCTATACAGCGATATGATGATGGCGCGAGATCTTTGTCAATATGGACATATTGATGACTTTTGTTTGCAAAATATCGTCAAATGCCGCAGCGGTATAAAAGGAGTTTTATCTGCTACTGATATTCAATCTTTCAATGCGTATCTTGAGGACAATAATATTCCGGACGCATTTAAAAATTCCGACTGGGTTCGGATTTATAAGCGCATTGTCGGGGATTTTAGATGCAGTGATACACTGGCAGAATGGATGAAAGAATAATGTTTTTGTTCAAAAAAGTCTATACAAAAGCGTAGGGAAATTTTTGTTTAACAAATAAATGTAAAAAAGACTCAGAAATTATCAGTAAGGTGGAGAAAAAATGACAAGAGGATATTTTGTAGAAGAAAAAGGAAAAAAGATTTACGGTGCAAAGATCAAGTCAGATGCGTATTTATCCGGTATTGGACGTTGTATCATCGAAGCTTTTGCCAAAGGTGAAGAAAAAGCGTACATGAAAAAACTGCGACAGGAAATGGATGAGAAACAAAGAGAAGATTTAGATCAATATATTTGTCCGGAATGGTATCGTATTACGAAGAAATCAGAAAAAGATGCACATGTACAGGAATATGGATATGTATTAAAAGGGAATCTTCTTAAGGTATATAACTATGGCAAATTATTTATCACGATAACCAGAGAGACTGCTACAGAGTGGGTATATTTATGTGATAATGAACATTTGATCAATGATTCATTGTTATATTCTGATAAAAAGCTCAGACATGAGTATTCAAAGGAGTTTTCAGTATATCGTTACCTGCAAAAACAGTTAGATGCTGGAATAAAAGCGGTGGATATTGTTTTTCCTGTAAAAAGGTACAGTTATATGGATTTAAGTGACAATCATACGATGGATGTATGGCATCGTTCGGATACTCCAGCTTACCTTAAGTTTTTGAAATTTAAAGATATTGCGAATGAGATTAAATTTATTGCTTCACTGGAATTTGGGAAGTGGAGAGTTGCGATTCAGTTGCCTTATATTCGTATCCCCTTATCTGTCCAGCCAGCAAGAACTGAAACGGGAGTGATGAAAAATCTGCGAGAATATATCAAAAATAATGAAAATGCATTACGGGATTTTCTCTTAGTAAGTAACAAATATGATGAAGTGAAAAAACAGATGATCTCAGATTTTGGGATAACCAGTATAACAGATGTTGAAGTAAATAACATGAAATCTTTTGGCGATTATATAAGACAGTTTGAAAACTATGTAAAAGACAAAAACTGGCTGTTTCAATCCTCGTATTTTTCTGTTAATAAAGCTATTAATAACTTAAGGGAAGAATACGATAGACTGATCATGAAAGTTGATAGTATAGCGATGTAAGAGAAAACAGGATAATTTGAAAGGTAGGTAAGAAATATGTTAAACAAGGAAAATATGTAAAAAACTTGTAGAAATTGCATGAGCTACTGAGAACTTCGCTGTAGACGGGCAAAATAATAAAATATGTGCATGTAATCAAATTAGTTGCGTAAACTGCATATTTTATGTCAAAGAAGATTGTGATTGCACAAATGAACGAATCAAATGGGCTAATTCAGAATACATGAATAAATTGGTCGGCAATGTATTTCGAAGCAAGTCTGATGACCTAAAGGCTTTTTCTGGATTAAAAGTGAAAAAAATAATCCGGGAACTTAATGAAAAGGATTATGACCGGGAGCTTGTTGATAAAACTGACAAAGATGAATCCGGTAACTGCCGATACGAAATTAACTGTATGTATGAAATCGAGTTAGAAAACGGTGAGATTATCAATGTATATGAGGATGAAGTTAATCCAGAATATCATGGAGATTACGAGAAATAACATGAATTGTCATTAGAAAACATCATACGCTGTCTCTTAGAGGCGGCGTATGGTGCAATATGGAAAAACAGAAGATTTTATATTAAGAAAAGGAGAACACATGAATTTACTATCATTTTTTGTTGTAGAAATTCGCCCTGACGGGAGCCGTCTCAGAGTAGCAATTAAATCTAATACTGTTTATAAAAAGATGGTAAAAGAATTATTAGATATTGCATGAAAGAAAATGATACATTTGCAGAAAGTCGTCAGTATGACGGCTTTTTGTTTTGCTCTGAATATTTCATACTAAACATACGAGATGATTTATTGATGGAAAGGAGGATAGAATATAGTGGTCGTCTCATAACTGGTTGTAGAAAATATTTAAATTATAGGAGGATTTAAAATGAAAAAAATATTATGGTTTTCCAGACATAAAATGACACCGGAGCAGAAACTTGCGCTTGGGGATGTTGAGATTATGCAAATTAATAAAACAATCAATTCTGCATATGAACTGAAAGATGAGATTGATGAATGCGATATTATTGCAATCGTAGCCCCAATCAATCTGCAGCAACAGTTTCTGAAACTGGCTGAAGGTAAGCCTGTTATCATGGCGGTAAACGATAGAGTTTTAATTGATCAGGAAAATGGTTCAGAATCAAAAGTAGAATTTCGCTTCATTAAGTGGGAGCGGCTTTTAAAAATTGAGGTGCAAAAAGAAGATTTTGCCCCGGTCAAGAAAACCATGCAGTGAGCAAAATGAGAAAACAAAAATTTATCCATGTGAGCTTTGATCCTGTTTCAGACTTCGAGCCAAGAATTCCTTCAAACAGAGCAAAAGATGAAGATGCAATCAAGAAACGCATCTGTTGCATTCTGTCAAAAGGAAGTTTGCAGGATGATGTGATACATGCATTAAATGCATCTCCATGTGCAGGAGAGGTACTGCAAAGAATAGTTAGTCATGGGTTTGATCCTGTTTTGCATGTGTATGAATTCCAAAGTACAAAGTATATGTTTCCATGGGAAGTACAAGAATATGTTCCCGATGCGATATATTCTGGAGAATGCTGGCTGCTAGAAAAACCCAAGTCGTTTATCCATAAATGTTATAATGTTTCTAGTTTTAAAACGGAAAGTGTTAAGGATTTTTATGAAAATAAATGGGAAGCTGTTGTGAATATTCAGTTGGAAAAGATGAAGAAAAATGAAACAAATTGGGAAAGGTATTGTCATATTTATGGATTTGGATATAAGTTTCTTCGGGTAGTACATGATATGAATATTTCTTTTAAGACCTTCGCTTTATCTCTTGATTTGTGACATCTTTGGACTGATGCGATGGGAAGCCTCGTCTATAACGCTTGCGTTTGGGCGGGGAGGGTTCACCAAAGTGAAATCATAAGGAATTAAGGTGAAAAAAATAAGATTGTATATTGAAAAAGGAACGTAAAGTCTCTACACTCTTCTGGATGAAGCCTTCACTTCATGCAGTACACAGTTGCCATGGACGTAGTGCTCTGCCTAATCTGATAGACAACTATATTATTTAAAAGACTGTCAATGAACAGTCTTTTTTATTTTTTGCCAACTCTTTCATACTTTATATGTAACGATTTTAAAGATGATGGGAGTAAAAAGAAAGGAGTAATCATATCCCAGTTAGAAACCAATAATAAACAATTTACTAAAAAGGAAAAACAAAATGGTAAACAAGAAAAAAGATACTCATACAGCAATCTACGAGTCTGATGGAGCTACAACAACTTATGGTCATACTTGGAATAATAAAACAGTGACAAAAGAACCAACAACAACTGATGAAGGAGAAAAAACTTTTACTTGCACAAACTGTGGAAAGACATGTATTCTTAATAGGGCAATTCTAAGAATTGTTATCAACTACACAGGAACATCCTTTTTTACAAACAATTCTGATGGCTATTTCCAAGAGCATGAATCATTAGAAAAAGCCAGAGATTTTTTGATCGAGCAGTATGGAACAGATGCTGCGATTGAGGTTGAAACAAGTGTACGATTCAGCTATTGAACAAAAAGATAACTATTTTGTAAAAATTATGAAGCAATACGGCAGATAATATCACAGGAGAAAAATTATGGAAAATAAGTTTTTAT